TGAATGATGCACTAATTAATCTTTGACCCTCTTTCTCTGTAAACTGTGCACCTAAGGTAGCTCTTAATGTTTGATAAACAATACTTGCAACTGCCTCTCTAGTATTCACTGCCTTACCAAGACCTAACATTGCAAGTAAAGTATCTGGCAATGTGCCTTGTATGATACCTGTCGTTGATGGGTCTTTTATAACTGTTTCAATAGTTTTTGTCAGTCTATCAATGTTAGTCATTTGTACTGCAAAACCACCTTTATCATAAAAATCTGTAGTTACTTTTGCAAAATTCTCATCTCTTTTCTTCATAAAAGGCGTGTATTGATTTACGCCTAACGCTTTCATATCAAAGTAATCTAAACCCTGTTGTCCAAATTCTTTGGCTTTCATTAATTCTGCCTCAAAGAAAGGGTCTTTACCTTGTAGTTTATCAACTGTTTTAGCATAATCCTCGTCAGTTAAATATTTTTCTATATTTTTCATTTCAGTAGTTTTTTCTCTGTTATGCATTTCCATCTCAATTTTTTCTTGCATATATTTCTCAGGATTCATGCTTGCAATCAGTCTGTCACCCTCAGGTATAGACTCTAAAAATTGTCTTACCGCATCAGCGTTCATTGCAGGGTTGTTGGGTTGATTGTTAGGATTAATTGGTCTTGCCTCTAAAGGTGCATTATTGCCAAATATTAGTTTACTAAAGATACCCTGTTTTGGTGTTTGTGCAGGTGGTGCAGGCGGTGTCATATTCATAGGCAAATTAAAGTTAGGCGGTTGCATATTGGATAATGGATTTTGAAATCCACCAATGCTCTGATTTTTTAAAGCAACATTTTGTGCGTAAATGTTATCATCTAACAAACTCATAATAAGCCTTTCATGTTTTTGTTGTATTTAAGTAAATTTTCAAGAAATTGTGCATTTCTGTTTACTGGTTGCATAGGTGTATATCTTCCAACACCTGCACCAGTTGGTTTGTAAAAATTTATTGCAGGATTTAGTGGTACAGGACTCCTTGCTTTACCCTCACTAAAAATGCCTCTTTGTGGAACATTCTCAACTCTATATTGAGTTCTGCCATATTCATCAGTGTAAGGCACTTCCATAGGTGTTGTGCCTGTAATTCTACCGCCTTTAAAAATGTCATGTATTGAAAATTTACCACCTGATGCATAGCCACCAGTATAGTTACCTGCTTGCCCAACTTGATTACCGCCAGTCAAGTTTGACATAAATAAATTTACAAAATTTTCCATGTTCTATCCTATTCCTAAGTTAAAGCCTGATGATTTGCCACTTGATGTACCACTTGTAATTGTAGTTGGGAAACCAAAAGCAAAAGGGCTAATTGTGTTTGAGTAAAATGCAAGATTTTCGTATGGTGACTGAGCGTTATAAATAGACTGCATTAAATCTAGTTCATTCATTCTATCTGCTCTCATGTTATCCATACCTGCAAATGCAAGTGCGTTTGTAATTAGATTATTTCTTGAGTCTGCTAAATTAGTTAATGCATCATCAGCACCTAGTAAGGCACTTGTTTGTGCGTTATAAAGATTACCTGATGTATCGCCTAGCAATTCAGCTAATCCTGAACCTGCATTAAATCTGTTAGAATCTAAATCTCTTAATGCGTTTAATTCTCTGTCTCTTTCATTTTCTGCCATTTGCACCATCAATGGTGCTACCTCTGCACTAACGCCTCTACCGACTGCATCTGCATACGATGCACCGCCACCATATCTACCCATGCCTGCAAAATCAGCACCGATTTGATTAGTAATTCTATCAGTGGTTGACGCTAAAAAGTTGTCTAAATATTGATTACTTGGTGTTGAAAGTTGATTGTAATAACTAGAACCACCACCTTGTGCCAAGTCATCGTAAAATGATGAACCTGTTTGAGCATTGTTATATAAGTTAGTAAAGTAATCTGATGTTATACCTGTAGGCGTTCCTGCAATAGCAGATGAAAAACGACTTTGTATGTCTGTTGCCATAGGATTGAAAGCATCTGCCATGCCTGCACCTTGAGCCTCAAGATTAAGCATATTTGCAGTAGGGTCAGAATATAAGTTATTATAATCGAAACCCCCTAAGAAAGCAGGTTGCCCTTGACTATATAGATTGCCTGCTTGATTAATTATTTCACCTATTGCACCCTCTGTTGGTGCGTAAGGTGTGACCTCATTTGAGCCTGATGTTTGCGATTTTTGTCTGTTTTTTCCAAAACCTATACTAGCCATTTATTTCTCACCTCTCTTTAGTTCTTTTTCTAGTAATACATGAGTTTCTTTGTACCCATGAGATTTATAAATTTTAGTCCACCCTTTGCGTGCTAATGAATACCCTTTATCGCAACCATTTTGTATTGCGTATCGTTCAAGTGTTTTCATTATTTTAAATTGCCAGAGTTGACGCTCTTTGCCAGTCATTATGATAACTGAACAAAACTTTGATAATGGTCTGGTCACTATTTCAGTGACAACAAAACCATAATGTTCCCTTTTTTCTTTTTCCCAAATAAGCCATAATTGGTAATAACCACTTAGCAATTCTTGCATCATGTGTTTTTCGTTATACCCATTCTTGGCTTTCGCTAGGATTTTTTGCATATCTCTAATTATCATAGGATATACTGCTGATATTTTGTCCTGAGGAATGAGGACAATATCTATATTATTAGCCACTTACTTGTACCATCATATATAATTCTAAGAGTTGCAAAGTCAGCAGTGATAGTTACGCTCCCTGCACCCTGTATCGTGTTGCCAGTGTTAGCTGATACAGTGATGTTGTTAGTGCTTGCATTACCGCTACTATCTTTAATTATATAATTTGTTCCAATAGGCGGTGATGGTGGCAATGTCAGCGTAACTGCATTTGCAACATTAACATCAATAAATAAGTCATCTACTAATAGAGTAGCGGTGACTGATGTTATTTTTCTATAATTAATATTTGCTCTATTAACTAAATCGTTAATCGCTTGTTGTACCTGCTTGTTAAAATACTCTTGGTTAGTGCCACTGGTACGCCTAACATACTCAATAGCCATTTAATCAATAATCCTTTTAATTCTTACTCTGCAAGTATCAGGGGTCACGCAATCTGTGTAAAGTTCAGCAGAAACAGATTGACAACTAACCATTATTCCCTCTTTTTCGTCAATACGCTTAGATACCTTACGCTTTTCTTCTAAACACTTACTGAGCGATGTAACTCCCTGCTTGTCAAACATGGGTGTATGCTCCATTATTTTTCCATCAGCAGTTGTAATAAGCATAATTGCGAATACCATCTCAATCATAAATACCATTACCTCTCAACTTGTCTGTTAATTCTTCTAGGTCTAAGACTCTTTCTTCAATAAAGTCCACTTGTAATTGTGCTTTACCAATTAAAGGCAACTGATTATCAACATTGCTTTGCAATGCTTCTAGCCTAGTTGCAGTAAATTCTAATAACAAAAAGGCTTCTTTTAGCTGACTGTCAATCTCTGTAACAGGAATTGTATCAATGTGTTCATTAATTAATTCTATGTCATTTAAAATTAATGCTTGGCTTGTCTCTAATGCAGTAATTTTGTTTGTTAGAGTATTAAAAGTAAACACTGCTGATGCAACCAAACCAATTATTCCTAAAAGGTTAAAAATTGGCATTGATATGCTACGATTACTGCTTACCTCTATTGGTTTTTCTGACATTATTGAACCCCATCTAATGTAGCGTCTAGTTCAACTCCCATAGCATCTGTAAATGTTGCCTTGCTAGGCACTTTAATTGTTATTTTATGATACCGCCCACTTTGACGAAAAGTTGCTACACCATTATCATTGCAAACAGTAAAGCCAGTTTGTTTAGTAATACCGCCTGCTCGTTCCCTGCTGACAACATTAATTGATGCAGGTTTATATGAGGAGTATGTAACATTGCTTATCGTGTTTGATGACGCTACAACTATTTGCAACAATGTATCACTTATAACATTTGCAACAGTAAATTTAAGTTGATTAAACTGACTGCTATCATCTGTTACAATAATTACATCGCCAGTTTCAATCTCGCTAGTAAATGCAGTGCCAGTACCATTAACTGTATTGCTTGTTATGTTTATTGTACCTGTTTTAATAGTTGGTTGAACATCAATAACTGGTCTGATTTCGCTTAAAAAAGTTCTTTTACCCTCAGAATATTCTTGCTCACCTATTGTAATTGTTGCCTCTAATACATCACCTGAAAATGTTGCAAATTTGTTTGTGCTATCAAATGCACTAAAGAATAATGTACCACCTTGATACACTCTAGAGTCAAAGCTATCAGTAAACCCTGTATCAATGTTTGTGGATATATTGTCTAACTGTTCAAGAGTAGTACCTGTCGTAAAAGCAGAGCCAACAAATTGTGTTGCAATATTGATAGTGCTGAACCTGTCTGCTGAATAGTTATACACTAATATTTTATCAGGATTACCATTACTAGAGTTAGTGCTAGGATATGACCAAAATATTAACTTGTTTAAAGGGTCATGACCGCTTGTAATTCTTAGTAGGTTTGCAGGGTCAACATCAGTATCAAAAAAATCATCTACCTTGTTTTCACCAATAAGTTGTGTGCTTTCACCATCTGTTTTTGCAAAACCATCTTGTGATAAAAAGTATGTTGTGTTGCCAACTGTTATAAGTGAACCATGAGCAATGCAACCTCGTTCTTGCTCAATCGTTCTAATTTGAAATATTGATGAACCACCTACAAAGTTTAATTGAAATATCTTTCTTAAACCAAATATAATGCCAAACTCACCACCAACTAAGCCAGTAATCTCAGCAGTATCAAATAATGTTTCTAAATCAGCTTGGTCTTGCCCTACAGTCCAACTGGCGTGGTTGCCAATAGCTGACCATTGTATTCTGTTTCTGTTTGTTGATTGCCAACCTGTTACAACAAAGTTTCTTACAACTGCACTATGCCAAAAAGTAGGCGGTGAACCTCCAAGTGCTGACCATGCAGATGAGTTGTCTAATTGCCATACCTGAGGTGCATCAGCACCATTGCTTGCAATAATATAGTTGCCAAATTGTGTAAATTGCCAATCATTGTCAGCAGGCGTATTAAAAGTTGTACCACCGCTAACATCGGTAAAGGTATTAGACTGATACCTATACAGTTTAGTGGCATCACCTGCAAAAGATGTGATGTTGCCTGACGATGACCTAAAAGATGCAAAACCTTGACACCTTGCAGTCAATGCATTTGTGCTGACGCTTGCAATGTTTCTTACAGGTCTATAACTTTTAAAAGCAGGAACAACATTGTTTGCATCAACTAAACCCTCGTTCCTGTATTCAGGTAAGTCTGGCAAAAAATCTAAGAATTGTTTGTAAGCCATGATTACTCAGTATTTGTAGTACCACGCATAATAAGTGGTACATCTTGATTATATTTACTTGTATCGTTCAATGAAACTACACGCTCAACAGCGTTGTTGTAAAAGTTTAACCACTCTTTGACAATGTTTGGGTCAATACCTCTGATAAATGTGTTTGCAAAATACAATGCACCAAACAGATAACAGTCACTATGATTTTGTAAAATATCGTTTGTGTCTGCGTCATTTGTTAAAGCATCAAATTTTTTATAATAATACATTCGTAAAGAATATGTACCATCAGGTATAGGGTAGAAATGTATCTTGTCGTTTAGGATTGTATAAGCAACTGGTTGCCCTCTTACACTGCTACCATACATATCAAACGCTTGGTTAGGTGTTACATATTGTAAACTTACTTTTGGTGATGCGTTTATATAAACTGCATTTGCACCTAAAAATCCTGTTGGTAAAGCCTCTGTCTCTGCATCAGCATCAAAATCAATAAAGTTTACCATTTTGTTGAATCCTGCTGATACAAATTTTGCATTAAAATCATTCTCAGCAAGTGTTACAAAATCAGGTATGTCATTCACTAAATCTGTTCTGCCTAACCAGTTTGCTATACTTGTTTTTAAATTTGCGTAATTATTAAGTGCCATTTAAAATGTTCCCTCGCTTGTCTTTAAATACGCCCACTCAGGCGAATTAAGTTTCTTTCTTAAATATTCTGTTTGTTCTAGTGGTGGTAGTTGTGTAAATAAAAACCCATCTTGAGCCAACCACTCATAGATTACAACTAAAGGTATTGATGCAACTTTGCGTACATCTTTAGATGCGTTGTAACCAGTAAAACTATTTCTTTCTTCTTTGTTTTTTTTTAGTATTGGCTCTACATCTTGCGTGTAGCTTGTAGTCCACTTTTGCTCTTGTTCATCAAATTTGTGTTCAGTAGCAATAATGCCATCGTTTGTTTTATCTATTGTTTTACTCATATACTTTGTTTTTTTAAATAATTGTGCAACCTCATATACTCACCTAAAAACTCATTCCAAAATTCAGGCGGTTTACTTAGATTTAATATTTTTTTTACCTCATCAGTTGTTTTGTCTAAGTGTTGCTCCCAATCCATGACCATAAACCATCTTGAGTTTTTGCCTCGCTTGTAAGCCTCTAAACATATTTTTGGGTATCGTATTGCATTTATAAAGCCATGTTTCATGCTTACGAACCACCCTGCTAATATAAATAAAATAAAACTCGTTCTTTTTTCTTGAGCCAATGTAAATGACAGCACTGCAACCTCTGCTAAAGGCGTTGTGTTATATCCATTTATAAAATGAATAATATCGTGTTGAATCCAAAATAAATCTGTAAATCTTTTTCTTTTTTTATCTTTGTGCTTTATTCTATTTGCGTATTCTTTTAATAAATCTACACTTTGAATAGACCAAAATTTTTTTAAGTCATATCCAAAAGTACCTTTTTTAA